AGCGTGAGAACGAAACCTAACGCGCAGTAGACACCAAAAGCGGTGTCAACCCACGACCAAGCAGACAAATGCCCCACTTGCTGACACTTCTAGCGGCTGCCGATCACCTCGGCGTGTCCACGCGCACGCTCGCCCGAGAGATCGCCAGAGGAGCACTGGCAACAATCCGCATCCGTGGCGCTGTGCGGATTGCCGAACCGGACCTTGAGGCGTACATTGCTCGAGCGAGGAGGATCGAACAATGGCCGTCTACAGGCGCGGGGACCGCTGGCACTACCGCTTCCAGCTCGGCGGCCGGCAGTACTCGGGATCGGCTGGAGCGGGCGCTGGAAAATCTGAGGCGATCCGACTCGAAGCGCAGCGGCGAGTTGAAGCGACAGCCCGCAACAAGCCCGAGTCACGAACCGTCGACGACGCCATCGCCCGCTGGCTGGACGAGTACGCGCACAGGCTGAAAGGCGCGGCTTCTCTGGAGAGCAAAGTGCGCGCCGTGCTCGCGCACAGCAAAGACACACCTCTGGCCGAAATCGTCGAGGTCGCGCACCGCATCCGAACGGCCGGAATCGCCGCGGGCTTGTCCGCTGCCACCATCAATCGCCGGCTCGCAATCGTCCGTCGAGTCGCGAATCTCGCGCACGAATGGGGATGGATCAACGATTCAGTCGGCAAGCGGATCAAGCTGCTTCCCGGAGAGCGGACCCGGCACGTCTACCTGAATATGCCAGAGGTCGAGCGGCTGGCGGAATCCTGCAGCAATCCGCTGTGCGCCCTGGCCATCCGGCTCGCTGCCCGCACAGGACTGCGGGAGCAGGAGGTTTTGCGCGCATCGACCATCCGCGACGGCTGCATCGAGGTCGCCGCAGAAGACGCGAAAAGCGGCCGGCCGCGGCTTGTTCCCGTGCCGCCGGACCTTCCCGATCTATCGCTGCCGCTCGGCATCACATACAACCAACTGCGCCATGATTTCGAGCGCGCGCGGATCGCCGCTGGTCTGCCAGATGTGCGATTCCACGATCTGCGGCACACGGCGGCGTCGTGGTGGCTGTCGGCCGGGAACAGCCTGGCCACCGTTCGCGACCTTCTCGGCCACGCCAACGTGACGGTCACAAACCGCTATCTGCATCTGATGCCCGGCGAGTTGAAACGCGGCGCTGAGGCGGTAGCCGCGATGCACGCCCGCACAAAATCTGCACAGGATCCGCCAAGTGATTGATTTGTAAAGCACCTACGGGGATTTTAAGTCCCTTGTGTCTACCAATTCCACCACCCGGGCGCCATTTGTTTTCAACGACTTAAAAGCTTTTCTTGTTGGTTCATTGCGACAGAAGATGACAGAATGTTGCACGAAATGTCCGCTATGTCGCACAAAAACCGCACAGCACGCTGGCATGGTGCGCAGCATAGCATAGGGCCGGGCCGCTTGACGTAGTTTCCCGCTGCGCCGCGTACCTCAAGTGTGAGCTACGCGCGGCCCGGGGTTCATTGCTGGCCGGGATTGCTGTTGGCCACTGGCCCCATGATGTCTGAGTCGTGCGCCCAGTTGTTGCCGTGGTCGGTATGCCGGCGGCGAAAGTTAACGCCGTGCTGCTGCTCGCATACGGTTTCAATCCCCACGAGCCGGGCATGCGTCATCCCGATCACGCGATCCAGCTTGTGCGTCACGGCGACGCGATGGTCCGCAAAGTCGCGTTCGATTCGGTCGACGTCGCTTCGGATTTGCTCGAGCGCCTTGCTGATTCCGTTCAGATGCGCGGCCTGCTGGCGCCAGACGTATGCGGCACCGCCGAGCAGCGCGGCGGAGATTCCAGGCCAGAACAGCGACAGCAGCTCAATCCCGAGCGGTGACATGGAGGTGCTCCTGTGACAGTGCGGGATCGATGTCGCGGATCAGCGCCTCGCCTTTCTGGTCGATCGGCAAATCGTTGATCCGCGCCTCGAGCGCGGCGCGGTTGATGTGCTCGCGCGCGCGCAACATCAAACGGCGCATCAGGAGCAGATAGCCCTTGCTGGCGAGCACGAGGATTTCGTAGTCCAGCTTTTCCGATGGCTCGAGATGGCGATCGCGCGCGCTGCTGGATGGCGACAGGCGAGAGTGCATGATGATCAAACCCAGGTGATGGGACCCGACTTACGCGCGGCAAACTGCCAGGTCTTCGGGTTCCAGGTTGCATAACGCCCCGTCGATGTGCCGGGCTCCATCGTCGCATAGTAGTCGTACGCGGCTTTCGGGGTCGAGAATTCCGGCAGGTAGACGGTCGGGCGACCAAAACCGATGTCGACGCCGGCGTAGCCCCAGATGGCCATCAGAACGTTGTTGGTGATGCGGTAGACGGAGTCCTGCCCAAACCATAAATCGGCCGCATTGACCAGCGACGGTCCGGAAAACGCCAGATCGCCGATGCCGTAGGAGTGCCCGGTGCGGCCGTAGGGGTCATCCGGCGGATACCATCCGACGACCTTGGTAGACGTCCACAGGTGCAGCACGCCGGTGTCCAGGAAAGCAAACCCGTGGCACTTGCTTTGTGTGTATCCGCCGGTCGGGTTGTACTGATGCTGATACTGCCAGACCACCGTCGGCGCGCCGACCGCCCCGGTCGGAGAGATATTGACGACGGCGACGGTCGCGATGACCCCGCGATTGTCGCCGTCGCCGTAGTAGCTGCTGTTGAGCCCTTCGTACCAGCCGCGCATGACGGCGATCGAGCGGCCATCCGAGGATGATTCGACCTGCAAGTACTTCTGCAGGTGGACGTTGAACGTCAGCTCCTTGCCGGGCGGCATCATCGGCCGGAGATCGACAGACGTCGTCGAGAGCTGCAAATCGTATGTGCCCGTGCGCGTGCGCGGGTAATACTCGGTCTCCGGCAGCCCGAGCAGATAGGCATCCGTGGTGGTGAGGTCGAAGCTGCCGAGGGTCGTGTAGGTCAGGTACTGCTGGCTGCCGGGCGGTTGATCGTACCGGACGACCTGCCAGGTGGTGGTCGCGGCCGTGTCGTTGATCATGACCAGGTCGAGCACGCTGACGACGCCCGCCGCATCGACGTGCAGCCAGGCGGTCACAGTTGGCAGAATCGGCGCGCCGGGGGCGTAGTCGAGACCCGATCCGAGCACGGCATCTTCGCGGAACTCGTAGCCGGCGGTGGCGTAGTCCGGCGGCAGCAAGCCGGCGGCAGGCGTTCCGGGCGCCTGCGGGTTGCGAAAGTAGCGCGTGTTGCCATAGCGGGGGGAGCCCATGCTGATGGGCTTGGCGAGGTTGTTGCCGGACAGGTCCTTGATCGAGCCCGGAGCGCACAGCCCGTGATAGCCCTGGCCGATCGAGAGCAGGCGCGATAGGTCGGTGACGTTGCCGTGATTCGATTCGCTCGCCCAGGCGGCGTTGACCAGCAGCGCGACGTCGGCGCGCCTGGTGGCGGGCATGAATCCCCACGGCACGTCGCGCACCTCGAGATAGCCGCGACCTTCGCGGTTGACGAGCTGGAACTGCTTGACGCGCTTTCTCGGCTGCGTCGTGCCGTCATTGGCAAAGAGCCGGTCGGCCGTGCTGGTCTCGCGGCTCGGTCGGTTCATGCAGGTCGGCGTCGCCGTCGTCGGTTCGGCGGCGTCGGTGTCGGTCTTGAACGACCAGGCGAAGGTGTAGGTCGTGCCGCCCTGTCGCCACGTGATCGACTTCAGGCGCTGCGCAGCGCCGAGCACGTTGAGCGGCAAGACGGAAATGGTCTGCGCGGGGTGCCACTGCCGCGCGGAATAGGATGTCTCGCGGAACATGATGTCGTTCGCCCCGGCTCCAGCCTGGTCTTGCGATGCGACGGTCGGCGAGGCGAAACAGAGGTGGATGGGATCGGTCGACAGCGATGGCTTGAGGCCGACAACCGACATCCGTTTGATCGCCGTGCGCTCGAGCCGCATGATGCCATCGGATGAAACGAGCGTGTCCGGGTCGGTGTGCCAGGCGTGATCGTGCCACGGGTAGCCAGCGGTGTACGTCCAGAAATCCGAGCCGAGGCATGGTGGTTCAGCGGGTGCGGTGGTGCTGTTGTCCTGTTGTTGGAAGCTGCCGACCCGCTGCGGGATCTGGGAAAGCACCGATGCAGCCGGCAGGACGCGGTTCCGGCGCGTCGTCGTGCCGGTGCCGATTGCCAGGCTGCGGCGGGAGCGGACGAGGTTGCCGCCGTCCATCAGGAGGATGGCGCCTGCGACAGCGCACTGCCGGTGCGCTGGCCGATCGACGGCAATACGGGCTGCTGCGGCAGGCGCTTGCGCTGCAGCGTCGTCGTTCCGGCGCCTTGTTCGAGCCGTCCGAGCGTGTCGACGAGGTTCTGCGGGCTGGCGCGGTCGTTGGCGGTCATAGGGTGATCAGCAGCATGTCTTCGGGGATCGTGGCGTCGAAGGCGGTGGCGATGGCGATCGTTGCCAAGTCGCGCTCGATGTCCTCGACGCCCGGGAAAGTGACGGTGATTCTGTGGTCTTCCGTCGGGCCGAAGTTGAAGTCCGCGGTCGGGGTCAGCGTGAGCGCGGATGATCCGGGAGAACTGGCGGCCGGCGGTGCGGTCGGCGTTTCCGGGTGTGAAACGCCCGTGCCGGCGACACTGCAGATGGCGAGCGAAAACTCGGTGACGGCCTGGCCGTTGGCGGGGGACAGCACATGCGAGACGCGCGCGACCTTGCCATGGGCGCTGACGTTCGTCGTGAAGACGTCGACGGTCTGGTCGACGTCGAGTGCTGGATTCAGCGGCACGCTGGCCGTCAAGCGGTTGCGTCGATGCGCAGCCCAGATGCGCGTCTTCGCGACTTGAATCAGCGTTTCCATGGCGCCGTTGGCGGCGGCGCGGTCGGTGTCGGCGGTCAGTGTGACGTCGGCCGCGGTGGTGTAGCCGAGCAGCGGAGTGGCGGTGTCGAGCGGCGGGATTCCGGATACGTCGTTTGCGTAGAGCAGGATCGCCTGTTCAGCGGACTGGATCGGTGGATAGACGCCTTCAAGAGCCCCGGATAGCGTCTCTTCCAGCGTGCCAATGGCGGCGATGCTGCCATCCGTCTCGACGGTAATGGTGTGATTTTCGACGACCTGCTGCGCATAGTCAAAGCTGACGGACGCGGAGAATCCCATGCATAGCTGGTCGTCAACGGTTGGGTTCGGCACCCATGGACCAATCGCAGTATTCGGCAAAGGCGTGAAGGTGATGGACTGGATCGTCCCGCCTGCGGCGCGGATCGCGGCTTCTGCTGCGTCGCGGCGCAGGAACCAGTTTCCGTCGATGACATGCTGCGCGAGGTTGCCGAGGTTCACGTAGTCGTAGGCGATTCCGTATTCTTCCGCCTTGACGCGCGGGAAGCGGTACGCGAAATCGATCGTGATCGAGTTGACCATCTGGTGCCGGCTGGAGAGCGACACGGACAGCGAGCCGTCGAGCAGATGCGATTCCGTGAAGGTCATTGCGGCCGATCCGGCTGCGCCCCACAGAGACAGGCGCGCGGCGCCGGCCGCATCGAGCTCGACGGTGGCGGGCCAGGTCGAGAGCCGATCCTGCAGGCGCACCCAGCCGGTCGCGGCGGGGTCGAAGACGACCGGCGAGTGATAGGCGTCCGGCGTCAGGGCGTCGATCGCTGCGGCGCCGATCTGATCGATGATCGCCTGCAAGTTGTCGGTGCAGGCCAGGTCGATGATCTTGAGGTCGAGGTCCAGCGTCGGCGTGTCGATCAAGCCGGTGAACAGACGGCGCACGCTGGCCGGTGATCCGCTGGCGATGTCGGCGACGTCGATGGTGATCGGCTTGCCGACCCAATCGGCAATCTGGAAAGTGGCCCCGGCAGCGGGCCGGATGGTGAGTTCCGCGATGCGCGCTGCGCCTTCCTCGATCTCGACGCGGATGTCGCCGACAACGCGCGCGGACTGGTCCACGCCGTCGATCGTGACGATGGCGGACCAGATGCCGGCGCGGCCTGCGGCGCCGGACGTGGCGGAGTAGGTCTCGTTCGCCATGCTTCAGACCTGCTCGACGAAGAGTTCCCACGACCAGGTGGCCGTCTGATGCTCGAGGCTTTGCGACGGCCTGCTGACCCAGGCGGTGATCTGCGGGTAGTACCACGCCTGATAGCCAATGGCGTCCGCCACGGCGTCGGCGGTAGCGGTGTCGCCGACCACGGCGACCGGCGTGTCGATGATGCCGCCGTCGGCGAGCAGCGCGATGGCCCACGGCGTGTAGCCGGAATCGCTGCGCCGTCCCGCGGGCAGCGTCGCCTGCCGGCTGCCGTCGCAGGTGACGGCCAGCGGCGCGGCAAAGGCGACGACCTGCTGCTGCGTGCTGTCGACGGCGTCGAGGCCGGGCGGAATCCAGCCGCTGCCGCTGACCGTGGCGCGCAGCTTCTTCCAGGTCTCCTGCCGGATGCCGCTGCCGTTGATCGTGCGCAAAATCGTCTCGCCGCCGATCTGCTCGTACGCGGTCGCACAATCGAGCGCGCTGCGGAGCGGGATCTCAATGCTGCCGATCTTGAGGGTTTTCACCGACGGCCACCCCATTTGAGTGCGGCGCGGGCGAAATCGCGCTGCAGGCGGTCAAAGTTGTAGGCGTCCATGCTGGTCTCGTAACGACCCATGCCGGGGAAGTTGAACACCGCGGCGGCGCGCGCGGCGGCCGGCGCGGACTGGCGCAGCGTCGGGATGGACAAGCGGCCGACTAGCCCACCGTCGGCGTAGCCGGGCAGGGCGGAAACGCCTTGCCGGAGTAGCCGCTGCAGGAAGGCGAGCGCGCCGCGCTGCGCGACGATCTCGGACGGGATGACGAACTCGCCGCGGTGGACGATGCCGGCCGGGTCGTACTTGCCACCGCGGCCGGTGAATCCGCCGCGGGCGAATCCGGATGCGGCGGCGGCGGCGTCGAACTGCGCCATCTCGTCCGCCGTGGCGCTGCCGCCGCCTTCGCGGACCTGGCGCACCGTGACGGTTACGACCTTGTCCTGGATGGCGTCGAGCTGCGCCTGGATGGCGGCGATGGCCTGTTCGGCCTGGTCGATCTGCACCTGCAGTGCGATATTGGCGGCTTTGTTCTGCAGCTCGGTGATCTGCGCATCGACTTCGACGAGTTTCTGCTGGATCGACGCGGCCTGGTCGGTCGCCTTGGCCGCCTCGTCCTGCTTGATCCGGGCGCGGGCTTCGTCGGCGCGGGCCTGCGCTTCGGACAGGTCTTCAGTGAGGCGCGCCTTTTGTTCCGGGTCGACGACCTTCTGCACGAGCCGGGCGGCGCGCTCGGCCTCCTTCGTCGCCGTGTCGGCCAGCTTGGCCGCGTTCTCGGTGCGGCCGTAGTTGGCTGCCAGCTTGGCTTGCAGCGCGGCCTGCACGGCGGCGGACGTGCGCTCTTGCGCGTCGCGCTGGTTCAGGAAGTCCTGCGACTCCTTGTCCAGCGTGCCGCGGCGGATCTCGTCGGCGCTTTGCTTGCCGCTTTCGCGCGTCTGTGCCGCCTTGTCGAGCAGCTTGGTGGCTTCCTCGCCGGCCTTGCGCGCGTCCTCGACGGTGCGTTGCCAGGCGTTCTGCAGCGCATCGCGCAGCTTCTCGGCGTTCTTGATGCGCGCGTCGGTCTGCTTCTGGTCTTCTTCGACGATCTGCAGCGACGCCTTGCCGGCAGCGACGGCGCGCAGGAACTCCAGATTTCCGAGCTGCGTCTGCAGTTCGGACTGCAGGCGCTTGCGTTCGGCGCCGATCTCGGCTTCCTTGTTCGGGATCTTGCCGACGTTGTCGAGCACTTCCCGCAGCGCCTGCCGGTTCTTGTCGGCTTCTTCCTCGCGCGCGGCGCGGATGGCGCCGAATGCGGCCAGATCGCCGCGCAACAGGGCGGCTGCCGATGCGGCGAAGGCGGCCAGTGCGTCGCCGAGATCCTTGACAACGGTGAAAGCGACCTGCGCGCCGGTGGTCGCGGCCTCGAAAACGATGCGCAGTCCGCGGCCGATCGTCGGCCCTTCCTTCGCGACCCAGGCACCGAATTGCACGAAGGTGGGCAGCAGCTCGTTGCCCAGGCGCACCTGGAGCGACTTGGAGACCAGCGAGAGGTCGGCGAGCTGCAGCTTGAACTGCTTGGTAGCGGCGACGGAGTCGGAGCCGACCACAAGCCCGAGGTCGCGCGCGCGGCGTTCGGCTTCGCGGAGCTGCTCGGAGGTGATGCGCAGCACGCCCTGGACTTCGTACCAAGCGCGGCCGTAAATCTCGAGTCCGGCGAGGTTGCGCTCGGTCGCGTTGCCGATCTCGCTCAGGCGCTGGTTCACCTGATTCATGATCTGCCCGGCCGGCAGGAGCGCACCGGTCGTCAGATCGCGCGTCTGCACGCCCAGGCGCTTGAAGGCGTCTTCGTTGGAACCGAGCTGCCGCGTCATCGCGACCGTCGCCTTGACGACGACATCGGACTCGATGCCGAGACGCTCCATCGCCACGGCCATGACCGAGGCGCTTTCGCTGGTCGTCCCCATCGCGCGGGCGATCTTGCCGACCGTCGCATTCCACTCGTTGGCGGCCGACAGCGAGGATTTGAAGAGGGCGCCGCCGGCCAGGGCGGTAGAGAGTCCGGCGATGGCGGCCTGGAAGCCCTTGACGCCAGCCGTCAGCGGCGTGAAGGCGCTGGTGAACTGCTGGCCGGCGCTACTGAGCGCCGCCTGCGTCTGCTGGATGGCCTTGAGTGCGCCGGATGCGTCGCCGCCGATGACGACCTTGGTTTGCGGTCCGGCCATTTTGGGTTCTACCTCCTGCTGCCTGGTTCAGTCTCGAGCGCCAGGGCCACCGCGGCCAGGTACAGGCTCCACGGGTAGCCGAGGATCGCGGCGTGTCCGCGCTGCACGAGCAGCGCCAGCGTGCGGTCGAGCCGGCGAACGGCTTCTATTCGCTGCGCGCGTCCGCTTCCGCTGGCTGCGGCGGGTTCTGCGGCGCCGTCTGGGTTGCCGGGGACGCTGCCGCGATCAGCACGCCCCGGATGCGAAAAAAATCCGGATTGAGCCGCCGGGCGACGCGCAGTACTTCGGCGAGCTGCGACGGCGCAAAGCGCTCGAGGTGCTCGACCGTCCAGTCAGTCATCCGCGCCAGCTCGTCCAGCCCGATGTCCTCGAAGGCCAGTGCGTGCAGCGGGTCGCGCTGCACTTGGGAAGCCATCTCGGTCAGCCAGGCGCGCACCTCGCCGACGGACAGCTCGTGGACGGTGATGTGGTACACACCGGAGTCGCCCACCTCAAGCGTTTCGGTTGCCGGGTCGCCCGGAATGCGGGCGCTGATCTGGGCGGCCGGCACCGCCCCTGGGATGCCCATCATCAGGAAGCGAACTCGGCGGAGAAGTACTGCGATCCGCTGAGGACGGTCTCGTCCTTCTGCGCGGTGAAGCTGACGCCCGCGGCGGCGAAGTCGGCGGCGATGAATGGGACGTTGCTGGCCACGCCGAGCTTGGCCTTGTAAATCCGCACGATCCAGTAATTGCCGTCGACCTGGTTGATGCCTTCGAGGTGAATCGAGACATCGGGTGCCGAACTGATCAGCGCTTCGACCGAGGCCCCGGCGAGCGGGGTGTAGTCGATCGTGATGGCGTCGCCGGGTGCGACCCCGCCGGTCGTGATCGTTTTCCACGTGATTCCACCCGGCGATACTGTGTAGTCGGCAGCCAAGATCGTGGTCGCACCTTTCTTGATGACGGGCGCGATGCTGGTATTGATCAAGCGCTTGGTCGGCGTGAATTTTCCCACTGCGCCGACCTTGCCGCCCGATTCGCCGACGATAGCGGTGGCGGCAAGCGTGGCCGTCGTGCCCCAGAAAATCGTTGCGAGGTTTTCCGGCGTGAAATGGCGCAAATCCATGTTCCCATTGGCCCCGGTGACGCGCTTGATCGATGCGTCGACCCCGCCGGTTCCGGAACGATAGTCGGCCAAAGACTTCTCTTCTTCTTCGAACGAGAGGGCGCACGCGCTGGCGTTTTCGACGTCGAAGAAGCTGCGGGCCTCGAACGACGACCCGCCGGAATACCGAGCGAGCCGGATCTTGGCGTTGGGGAAAAATGCGACACCCATGATTGATTTCCTTTATGTGCTTGCGGTGAAGAATGCCGCGACGGTGAAGCCGAATCCGATCTGCAGGATTCGCCCGTCGTAGCCGGTCTGCGGGCCGTCGGCGAGGACCGGCGTTTGCCCAGGGGCGTACTCCCAGCCGACGAGCGCGTCGCCGGCTTGCTGCAGCAGGGTGTAGGCCGTCTCGCGATCGGCCGGCGTCGCGCGGTGGACGTCGCAGAAGATCGAGAAGCTGAAGAGCAGATCGACTTGCGCCGACGAGGCGCGCACCGAGAAGCCGGAGTCGATGCGCTGCAGGCGGACTTGGCAGACCAGTGTCGAGGGCGAGTCGTCGGTGAGGTAGACGTCGTTGAAGGTGCCGAGCAGGACGGTTCCGGGCAGGGCGGACGCCAGGCGGGCGAGGATGGCGGGTTCGGTGGTGGCGAGCATCGTCAGGCCCACTTGATCTGCTGCGAGTACAGCGGATTGATGCACCTGCCCTGTGCCACACGCAGAGCGATCCGATCCATCAGCGTCGTGAAATTCGCCAGCGTGATGTTGTTGCCGTTGTCCGGCGACGCTTCCACGTCGTGGAACATCAGCGTGCCTGACTTCTTCGTGTCGCAAATTTCATCGATCTTTGCCAGCAGGGTCGTAATGTTTCCAGGCTCGTCCGGTACGCTTTTGACCCATCCGAAAATCGGCGTTGCCAGACATTTCGGATACTCGCCGGCCAGCAGAGAGTTGAAATACGAAAATTCGGTGCCGCGCGATCCAACGTACCCCGCCGCGCGAACGGCGTCGCGCAGTCCGGGATCCCGCTTGTCTCCGGCAAATGTGTAAATGCCCTGCGGCCAGCAATAGACGTTTTCCGAACCGTTGACTGCCAGGCCATTCTGTACAAGGAAATTGCGGCCAAAGTTCATGTCCGCGACGGCACCGGCGATTGTTCCGGCATCGGTGAGGTTGTCCTCGCTGAAATTCGGCCCATGTCCAATGCATTCATTGCCGGCAGCGATCCAGTTCAGCCACGACGCGACTGATGCGAATCTGCTGCTTGTGCCGATCTTTCCGGGAATGATGCAGGCCGACCCACGTAGTCCGCGCGCCACCAACACCGGCAGGGCGTTGTCGATGATGGTCTGGTACCCATCGTCGAACGTGATCGAAATGCTCGGAGAATCGAGGATGTCGAAAACAACCTTCTTGATGCTGACCGTCGCCTGCCGGCCGGCCATTGGCGTGATGCGCAGCTTGTGGTACTGCAGCATCGTGGTGGCCTTGTCCGGGCTTCCAAGCGTCGCGTGCGATGCGAAGTCGCTGTGCAAACGGCGCGTGCCGGTACCGACCATCGCCGTTTCGCCGGTTTTGTCCGAGTTGTTGGCGTTGAATGTCCTCGTCCAACTGGTCGCGAAGTTGCTGACGCTGCCCAGATACATGGCCATGCTCGAAACGGCCGACCAGTCGCTGCACCAAACCTCGAGATACCACTGCTCGGAGATCAGGCGAGGGGTCGCAAATTGCGGCAGCGTCACCTCGGCGTATGCGCCGACTGGCGTCGTTACCTGCAGCCCATCTGCTGAGTCGGCGAGCGTCGGCGTGTTTGCCCCGCCGGAGAAAGTAAGCCCCGTCCGGCCGGCAGCCGCATAAATCACGGATCCCTGATCGCGCGCATCCGTGATGACGAATCCGAGCGCGGTGTGCTGCGCGGCGTGCTGATCCGCCAGCATGTACGCCGGATGCGGATCTGGCGCCGCAGAGTGAGATATCAGATCGGCGGTAGCATCATCGGCGACGGTCTCGACATCCGCCAACCGCTTGTCGATCGATGTCGCCACCGCGCTGTCATCGATGCCGACCTTCGCCTGCAGCGCCTCGATGGCGTCATTCGCGTTGGCATGCTGCGTCGAATGCCGCACCGCCGCGCTGTTGTTCGGGTCGGTTCCGGATGGGTTGCTGAACTGGTCGAGCGCGGCCGGATAGGCAGTGGTCATCGCGTTGATCTCATGCAGGGTTGAGCGTCAGCGGCGCGCGCATTTCGCTGGCGTTGATCCGGCGCGGAACGTGCGCCACGGTGTAAGCGTCGAGGCCGATCTGCAGCTGATCGCCGGTGCGCAGGGTAACGGCGTTGGCGCGGTAGCGCAGGGTGTGCGTGGTGGCCACCGCGGCCGCAGACCAGAATTCATCGTCCGCGGTATCGAGCAGGGCGACGAAGGCGACGGCGTCGCCGTCGTAGGCGACGTCACTGTCGTATGGCTCGCCGGAGTCGAAGGGCTGCGCGGCGCGTTCGACCTGCACCGCAAAGCCGTTCGGCGCCAGCTCGTAGCAGTCGTCTATTTCGTCCGGGTCTCCGCCGACCGGGCCGATGTACGCGCCGTCGTAGGTGAACGACGGGTCGTCGTACCGGGTCTGGGAGTCGTAGGGCCTGCCCATGATCCGCGCGCGCGGGCTGAACCGCTCAGGTCGCGACCGGAAGGGCCGGCGCGATCAGCATCTTGACGGTCGCACTCGGGTTCGACGCGGCCTCGACGGCGACGCCGACCTGCTGCTGCGCCGTGGTGGTCTTGTTCACCACCTTGTTGGTGCTGTCCCAAAACAGCCGGTCGCCGACGGCAATAGCCAGGGCCGAGGTCTTGGCGATGGTGACGACGCCGGAGCAGATGAAGCTCCCGGGCGTGCTGATCGGGACATTCTCGATGGCGACACCGAAGAGGGCCGCGCCGTGCAGGTAGCCGATGCCGGCGTTGACGGCGGCAGCCGGGGTCAGAGTCAAGACGTTGCCGTCCTGGACGTAAGCAGTGGTCATGGTGCTTTCCTTTCAGGGCCCGGCGGCGGGTGCCGGCGCCGGGTGGGTTAGTTCGTGGGCGCCGCGTGGATCAGTTCGGGTTCTTCGCCAGGCCGCGGTGATCGAGCGCCTTGACGCCGGCGTCGATCCGCACCTTGAACTCGACGCCGTCGACCGTCCAGCCACCTTGCTGCTCGAGCGTCGGAGTGTCGTTGCCGTCGAGGTAGGCCACTTCGATGGTGTCGTTGACCATCGGATTCGCGGCGCCGAACCAGTTCGAGGTGCTCGACGCGTCGAGTCGCGGGTCGGCGATGACTTCAAAGGCGCCGCGCATGTAGTTCGGCGTGGTCGCGGTCTTCGCGGCGACGATCTCGTTCTCGGCGGTCGCGACGGTCTGCGCGACGCCCTTGAGCGTGCGCGGGACGATCAAGTACGCGAGATTGATGTTGAGCGTGGTGCCGGTCGCATCGGTCTGCCGGGCCATCGCCGTCGCCAGCGCGTCGACCGCTGCGGTCGAGATCGCTGCGCCGGTCAGCAGGTTGCCATGGTTGGCGTGGAACAGCGCGACGCCATCGGCCATGTTCGGGTTGCCGGTGAGAATGGCATAGACCAGATTGCCGACGGTGCGGATGGCGGAGCGGCCCATCTTCGCCGGGATACGCGTGAAGGCGTCGAGGTCGTCGTTGATGACGGCCTGGCGGTGGATGCTGAAGAGGCTGCCGTAGGTGGCAAGCTGGATCGTCTCGCCGCGGTCGCCGACGGTGACGTAGCGATACTCGGCGCCCGGCTCGACCTTCGAGAGCGCCGGGAAGGTGTTGAGGTCGACGCGCTTGGCGGCCTTGAAGTCGGTCAGCGTGCCGCGGCTGGTCCACTTCTGGAAGGTCTCTTCGCTTTCCTCCCAGCCCTTGAGCATCGCCTTGTTGGCGACGTCGGCGAGCAGGTTGGTAAAGTCGGCGTTGCCGTGCGTGAAGGCGGAGCCCACGACTTCCATGCGGCCCATCCCGGAGCAATCGACGCCACGGCGGTTCAAGCAGTTGCGAGCGAGTTCGATCAGGCCGTATCCGCGGTAGCCGTTCGTCGTGTCGTTCGGCACCAGGCCGGCGCGGATCATCAGGCCGGAGGTGGCTGCGGCGCGGAACTTGTCGCCTTCGTCCTCGACGGTCATCACCAGGCCACCGCCGAGGGCTTGCGCGGTGCGGCCGAGCATCTGCAGCATTTCGCCGCGGAAGCTCTCGATCGACTTGCCGGGATCGTCCTGCGCGCGCTGCACGAGTGCGCGGATGTCGGTGCGGGCGGCTTCGCCCTTGATCCACGGGCCGGCGATCGCGGCGATGTTCTGCCGACGAATGGCTTCGTGCTTGAGGGCTTCGGCGCGGATTTCTTCGGCGTCGACCGGGCCGACGCTGACCGGATCGAGGATGGCAGCGGGCGTTTTGGTGGTCGCAGCCGCCGGCGTGGTTGATGCTTGAGTCATGGGGGTTCCTTTCGGAGTGGGCGCGGCGGCTGCCGCTGGGGTGTGGTGATGCAGCAGGCGCGGGAGCAGATCGTCCGGCGGCACGAAGCGGGAGACGACAGAGGCAGCGACCTTCGCGGCCGGGGTGATGCGATCGACGAGGCCGGCAGCCAATGCGTCGTCGGCGCCGTACCAGTGGTCGACGCCGTCGGTGAGCAGCGCCAGTGCCTGGTCTGGCGTGAGCCCACCGGCGCGGGCGTAGGAACTGGCCATCGCGCGGGCGAAGCGGTCGAGCGTGTCGGCGGTCTCGCGCAGGATCACCGCGTTTCCGGCGGTGGCGGTCCACGGCGCGTGGATCATCAACAGAGCGTTGGCGGCGATCTCGACGCTGTCGCCGGCCATCGCGATGAGGCTGGCGATGCTGGCGGCGACGCCTTCGACGTGCACGGCCACGGTCGCCGGGTGGCGGCGCAAGGCGTTGAAGATCGCCAGCCCGTCCGGCACCGAGCCGCCGGCGCTGTTGATCCGCACCGCCAGGGTGCTGGCTTCGATCTGCTGGAGCTGCTCGACAAACTTCTTCGCGGTGATGCTTTCCTCGTCCCACGACTGGCCGATGTCGCCCAGGATGTGGATCTCGGCGTGCGTCTTGCCACGGGCGAGGATCTGGAATGGCGAGTTCATGCAGTGGCTCCGGGGGTCTGGTGATTGGCCTCTTCGGCGGGATCGGCGCCGTCGTTCGATGGCTCCGGCGATGCGGGCGCAGGCGACGCGGCGGCCGGCGGCTGGCGATCGAGGCCGGACTCCCGCAGCATCCTCTGCCAGGCGGCCTGCTGCTGGATGGTCTCGCGCGGGTTGCCGCCGCGGCGGCGGATGATCTCGGGCGCCGAGACGTAGCGGTTGCGCTCCAGGATCTCGGAGGCTTGCGCCTCCTTTTGCGGATCTATCCAGGGCATGGTCTGGCCGACGAAGAGCGCGTCATCCAGCGTCTCGGGCTGCAGCTCGCCGGGCAGTTCGACGGCGCCGGACAGCACGGCGAGCGCGACGAAGCGCTGCCAGACCGGGCGAACCCACTGCGCGGTGAAGTGCTCGGCGAGCGCCTGGTAATGCACCCACTGTTCGACCAGTTCCTGGCGCTGCGCGGAGTAGGTGCCGTTGTAGTTGCGACTCACCGACGAGTAGCTGGCGCCGATGCCGCCGGCGACCGCGCGCAGCTGGCCGTCACGGTAGGCTTGCAGCCCGGTGTTCGGCCGCGTCGAATCGATCGTGCCGATATCCTCGCCGGGCATGAGGTCGTCGAAGATCATGCCGGGCCGGAAGCGCATGTCGCGCGGCGCCGGCGTGGTGCCGTCGGCTTCGGTCTCGGTGGCGCCGTAGAGATCGGGCGTGCCCTTGCGGATGAAGGCGGCCATCGAGGCGGCGATCTTGGCGGCGATGCGCTCGGACTCCTCGTAGTCCTTGAGGTCTTCCAGGCGCGTGATCACCGAGGCGAATTCGGAAATGCCGCGCCCCTGGCCGATGCGGTCGGTGCGCCGCAGGTGCAGCATGCGCTCAGCCGGGATGGTTTTCAGATCCTGCGAGGCGCCCCAGGAGAATGCGTCGCCCGGGTGCACCTTGAAGACGCGATAGGAGACGGCCTTGCCCCAGGCGTTGCGGACGATCCCCGCCTGGCTGTCGGAGCGGATCACTTCGTTTTCAGTCGGCACCAGGTCGGGCTCGATCATTTCGAGCGACAGCGGTACGCTGGTGCGATGGTCGAGCAGCGGGTTCAATCCTTCGAGCATCTGCGCGAAGGCCTCGCCGTCGCGTAGCCAGGTGCGGCACATGAGGCGCTGCACGGCGGCCCACGAATGCGCTTGCGTCACTTCCGGGAAACGGCACCAGTCGCGCCAGAGGTCCAGCAACTCTTGCGACAGGTCGTCGAGGATCTCGCCGGATACCGATCGCGGCTGTGGCTCGATGCCGATGCCGGACGGGCCGCAGATGTTGTTCACCATCACCGTCAGGGCAC